CTGAGTACGACACAGTGGTCAGCATGAGGAAGAAGTGATGAGCAGAACTACACCGTATATAATTTTTAAATCTAACCCGTATGATTTTGGCGAGGAGGGCGTTGTTGATTCAGAAGTACAGTTCTCTATCTATGAACAGGATATAAGCAGGCAGGACATTCTTGAGCAGTTCACTATGTTTGTTCAAGCAATGGGCTATCCTGTTGCCTCATCAGAGAGCCTCCAGTTTGTTGATCGGAATGAGCGCAGTGTTGTTGAAGATGCTATTCAACATTACACTACAATGCATGGCAACATTTATAAGATGGGGGAGAGCGCATGATCCACGAAGAAGAACATATTAAACATGCAATACAGCAGGTAGTTTCATGGCACTTAGCTCGTAACCTTATTCATGGTTCGAGCGATAAGGATCAAGTGCTTAAACTTATACAGGAAGTTGGTGAACTGTCCGATAGTATTTGTAAGGAGCAGTCGCCCATTGATGACATCGGAGACATCATGGTTGTGTTAATCAACATCATAGTCCGTAATGGTTTGACGGTTACTGACTGCTTGAACCACGCTTACAATGACATCAAGGATCGCAAAGGTAAAATGATAGACGGTATCTTTGTAAAGGAAGGCGACATGGACGGCAACAAATAAAGTTGCACATCAATATTAATTGTGGTAAAATCCACATTCATTTTTTAAAACAAAAAGGAAAATCAACATGGCAATTTTACAAGGCGCAGCATATTGGGCATCAGTAACTACACCTAATACTACATTTGAACCAGTGTATTCGGTTAACCTTGTTGTAGATGATGCAACCGCAGAAGACTTTGAGTCCCGTGGATTCAAGATTAAACACATGGATGAAGGCCCTGCTATTGTTATTAAGCGTAAGGTCAACGGCCCTAACGGTATGGTTCGACAGGCTCCACGGCTTGTAGATGCACAGAAGAATCAGTTAGATGCCCGTGTAGGTAATGGCTCTAGCGTTAGAGTTCAGTACAAGGAGTGGACATCTGAGTGGAAGGGTACAACCTTCAAGGGATTAGACTTTCAAGCTATGCAGGTTATTGATCTAGTAGAAGTTGGATCACCTGATGGCTCAGAGTTTGATGCACTAGACAGCGGCATGGAGGATGAGCTTTAATGGGAATCATTACAGTAGAAGAAGTGAACTACGATACGGAGTTGCTCTCTTCGGAGGGCAACAACATCTTAGCTCACCTGATGCAAGCAGATAAAGCATTATCAGAAGCATCAATAACTATGGGCTTAATGAAAGCCGCAACGATTCAGCTTATTGCTGATCTTAAAACTAACCATCTCACGGAAGAGGCGATAGCAACAGAGGAAGTTGAAGCAACTGAGGAGTAAGCCGAATGGCTTTTGTTAAGAAGCATCAACCGTGTCACGACTGTGGTTCAAGCGATGCAGCAGCTATCAATGATGATGGCTCTGCATACTGCTTTAGCTGCAACAAGTTTTTTAAAGACTACAACAGCACATCGGAAGTGCAACAACTCGATACCGTAACGGACTTTGAAGTGTATCAAAGGAACAGTAAAATGTCCGACATACCTACACCACTATCCTCTTCTGCCGCCTTCGTAGAGTTGACTGACCGCAAGATAAGCTTAGCTACAGCTAAGAAGTACGGTGTCAAAGCTTCAATGGTTGGCAGTAAGATTGATAAACACTACTATCCCTACTTCAATGGACACGAATTAGCAGCAACTAAAATTCGTAAAGCTAACAAGGACTTTGCATGGACAGGGAGTTCAAAGGAGGTAGGGTTATTTGGAGAGAATCTGTTCAAGGCAGGTGGTAAGTTTATAACTTTGACAGAAGGCGAGTGTGATGCAATGGCTGCTTATGAACTTATGGGGAGTAAGTGGCCTGTTGTATCTATAAAGTCAGGAGCAGCGGGAGGTGTTCGTGATGTCAAGAATAGTCTTGAGTATTTAGAGTCCTTTGATTCTGTAGTCATCAATTTTGATAACGACAAAGCAGGCAAGGAAGCAGCCCAAGCAATTGCAAAGCTACTGACACCTAAGAAAGCTAAGATAATGACACTGCCTGTAGACTACAAAGATGCTAACGATATGTTACGTCAGGGTAGACATGCTGCTTATGTTAGTTCTTTCTGGGACGCTAAAATCTATACGCCTTCTGGTGTATTGAATCTATCTGATCAGCTTGGTGCATACCAGAAGCTTCGGTCAGAGAAGAAGACATCCATACCATATCCTTGGCGTGGACTTAATCAAAAGCTAGAAGGCATGAGAGCAGGTGAGCTTGTAACTCTTACAGGTGGCACAGGTCTTGGTAAGTCTTCAGTGACCAGAGAGATTGAACACTGGTTGATCAACAACACAGAAGATAACGTGGGTGTCATAGCCCTCGAAGAGAACTGGTCACGTACTGCCGAAGGTATCATGGCAGTGGAGGCTAACGCTAAGCTTCACCTTGATAGTGTTAAGGCTGAGTTTACTGACAAAGAGTTAGATGATTGCTACAAGAAAGTATTTATGGGTGACAACGAAGGGCGGGTCTGGATTCATGCACACCACGGTGTTAATAATCTAGAAGACATCTTCAGTAAGCTACGCTACATGATCATCGGTTTAGATTGTAAATGGATTGTAGTCGATCACCTTCACATGCTTTTATTCTCTAGCGTAGAGAATGATGAGCGTAAAGCTATCGACCAGATCATGCATAGGCTCCGTACAATGGTCGAGGAGACAGGCTGTGGTATGATACTGGTGTCTCACTTGCGTAGGGTAGAAGGGAATAGAGGACATGAGAATGGTATAGAGACAGGTCTTTCACATCTCAGAGGGTCACAATCTATTGCTCAGTTATCTGATTGCGTGATTGCTTTGGAGCGTAACCAACAATCAGAAGATCAGATAGAAGCATCTACCACCAAGGTCAGAGTGTTAAAGTCTAGATACACAGGAGATGTTGGCGTTGCCTCACACCTCTTGTATGATAACAAGACAGGACGGCTTAGAGAGATGGATGATTATGATGAAGCACAGTTTGCAGAGGAAATAATATGAGTAACTTAGTGTTCGATATAGAAGCTAATGGTTTAGATCCAAGTGAGATCTTCTGCATTGTGGCACAAGACGTAGACACAATGGATGTGTTTACGTTTGACAACACCCAACTGCAAGAAGGCTATGACATGTTGGCAAAGGCTACTAAGCTGATAGGTCATAACGTAATCGGCTATGACATCCCTGTCATCAAGAAGCTTGGGGGTGTCGATCTGTTTAACAAAAAGATTGTAGATACTCTTGTACTCTCTAGATTATTTAAGCCAACCCGTGAAGGTAATCATGGTCTTGAAGGTTGGGGCTATCGTCTAGGATTTAAGAAGGGTGACTTCGGAGATCAGGAAGATGCATGGAGTGTCTACACACCAGAGATGTTAGAGTACTGTAAGAATGATGTGCTGCTTAATACTAAAGTATATGAAGCACTCAAGGTTGAGAGCCGTGGCTTCACACCTCAGTCAGTAAAGATAGAACACGCAGTAGCTAAGATCATTGACGATCAACGCACTACGGGGTTCTTGTTAGATGTTCAGAAGGTCATGGGCTTGATGGCTATGTTCGAGACTAAGCTGCATGATCTGGAAGAAGAAGTTCAAGAAGAGTTCCGTCCTGTTGTAACTACTCAGATACTATCACCAAAGTTTACAGCCACGGGTGCAGTAGCTAAGACAGCAACAGATCAGCATGGAAAAGGTACACGGTTAACTGACGAGGAGTATGAGCGCATAGTCTTAGACATAAACTCTAAACCTATTGCTCGTAAGACTGAAACAGCTTTCAACTTAGGATCACGCAAACAGATTGGTGAATATCTAATTCGTTTTGGTTGGAAGCCACAGAAGCTTACACCTACAGGTCAACCTATTGTAGATGAGTCTACGTTAAATAAAGTTAAGAACATTCCACAGGCCGCGTTGATCGCTAAGTATCTGATGGTACAAAAACGATTGGCTCAAACTAAGAGTTGGATTAAAGAACTTAACGAAGACACTGGCAGAGTACACGGCTATGTTAATCCTAATGGTGCAGTGACATCTCGCATGACTCATTCTCATCCTAACATGGCTCAAATTCCAAGTAGTAATTCACCATATGGTGAGGAGTGCAGGTCTTGTTGGACAGTACCAGAAGGTTATAAACTGGTAGGCATTGATGCTTCTGGCTTAGAACTACGGATGCTTGCACACTATTTAAATGACGAGGGGTACACAAATGAAATCCTTAACGGAGACATACACACCACCAATCAAAATCTTGCAGGGCTTGAGTCAAGAAATCAGGCGAAGACTTTCATCTATGCCCTCTTATACGGAGCCGGAGATGCTAAGCTTGGGTCTGTGGCTAACAGAGGCAGAGCAGGTGGCAAAGGACTTAGACAACGCTTCTTTGATAACCTCCCATCATTTAAAGCTCTTACAGACAGAGTACAAAGAGAAGCTAAAACAGGATACATTAAAGCACTAGACGGTAGACGCTTGACTGTTCGCTCAGAACATGCCGCCCTGAATACTTTGTTGCAAGGAGCCGGAGCAATTTCTATGAAGCAAGCTCTTATACTTCTACAGCACATGATAGTTCAGAATGGTTTGGATGCTAAGTTTGTAGCTAACGTCCACGATGAGTGGCAGATAGAAGTCAGAGAAGATCAGGCCGATGCTGTTGGTAAGCTAGGCGTAAGCTGTATTGTTAAAGCAGGCGAGATACTTAACTTAAACTGTCCCCTTGATGGGGATTACAACATCGGGAGTAATTGGAGTGAAACACATTAAAAACGAAGACCTTACACTTAAAAGAAAAGGCGATCTTGCTGAACACTATGCGATAGTGTGGCTTTGGAAACAAGGATATGAAGTGTTCCGAAACTGTGGCTCTACAGGGAAGGTTGATATGGTTGCTGTTAATCCATCGGGAGAAGTTATATTAATTGATGTGAAGACTTTAAACTATGCTTGTGGCTTAAACGGGAAAAATAAAAAGCCAAGAACACCCTGTCAAAAAGATGCAGGAATTGTTTTATTAGGATATAATCCAAATACAAACGAGTGCCGTTGGGTTAGACACCGCGATGGATCGAATTCTTCAAGATCAGGCAAACCATTTAAACGTAACCGTAGCTCAAGCCAACTACAATTAGTAATTTAGCTCTCCTTACAGGAATAAGATCATGGAATTAAATACATTAGTACCTGACATCTACAAACACTTAGAAAGTTTATCAGATGGTGTGCCTCTGCCGCTGAGCGAAGCCGATATAGATAAGACAGTAGCTGATATGAGAGCAGCGTTAGTATCTTGGGCAACGCCTAGAGAAAGAGACAATAAGTTTACTGTTCGTATGTCTAACGTAGGTAAGCCTTCTCGTCAGTTGTGGTATGAGAAGCGTGACCCACAAGGTCGCGGAGGTATTGATGGGGCAACACAGATCAAGTTCCTGTACGGTCACTTGCTTGAAGAGATTGTGTTGATGCTTGTACGCATGGCAGGACATAAAGTTACAGACGAGCAGAAAGAAGTTAGGGTCGAAGGTGTTCTTGGACACATGGACTGCAAGATTAATGGCGAGGTTGTTGATGTTAAGACAGCTTCTCGCTTTGCATTCAATAAGTTTAAGGAGGGTCGCTTAGCACAAGATGATCCCTTCGGTTACTTGGGGCAGCTTGCAGGATACGAAGAGGCAGAGGGTACAGATCAAGGTGGCTTCTTGGTGTTAAACAAAGAGAGTGGGGAGCTATGTATGTATGTCCCCGATGATCTTGATAAGCCTAACATTAAAGCTAGGATCAATTCTCTTGTACCTGCTCTAGACCTTGAGACACCACCAGAGTTATGTTATGCTCCAATACCAGATGGCAAGAAAGGCAACATGAAGATTGCTAAAGGGTGTAACTGGTGTAAGTACAAGCACGAATGCTTCAAAGACTCTAATGATGGACAGGGTTTGAGAGCATTTAAATATTCAAACGGCATGACCTACTTAACTGAAGTCTTTGTCGAACCTAAAGTAGAAGAGTTTTTATGAATAGAAGAACAAGCAAACGCATCCGACACCACTCTGAATCCTTGTTAGTTTCTTGGATGAAGCAACTTCTAGAGAAAGAAGAAGCAGATAAGATAACTATAAAGACTTACAAGTCTTTTATGCCCAAACAAACACACTACATAGCACAGAGAACTATGTATTTAAATGCTTATCACCCGAAGTGGATTGCAAAGAAGATTAAACAACTCACTAAAATATTCCCCGACATCGAAATAGAAGATGTTAATCTGGAGATGATCACATGGAAAGTAAACCAACGCCCAATCAACTCTCTCTAGAGCAAATGATTATTGCGGTAGGCAGCTTCTTATATAACTCTGATTCGTGTATTACAGAAATAGATTCACAGTTCCTAAAAGACTTAGGTATGATTGTTGAGGCAGAGTTAGAGCGCAGGGAGGCGCAGATCCATTGAGAAAAGTTAAAAAGGGATACAGAAAAGCAAGAGTTGTGCGGCCAGTAGAAAAAGATGTAGTGAAAGGCTATGATTCTAACTGGGAATACGAGTTACACACTGGTATACTAGACAACTGGAGCTTCCACACTGACAAAGTTCCGTACACTATTGACCACAACTACCACCCAGATTTTCTTAGAGAGATAGGCGGCAAGAAGATTTTACTTGAAGCCAAAGGAAGATTCTGGGACTACGCTGAGTTTAGTAAGTACATTTGGATAAGCAAAGCACTACCTGCCGACACTGAGTTAGTGTTTCTTTTTGCTAATCCCAGTGCGCCTATGCCTCAAGCCAAGCGTAGAAAAGATGGGACTAAACGTAGTCATGGTGAGTGGGCAAGTGCCAATGGTTTTACTTGGTACAGCGAGAATAGTATCCCAGACAGTTGGATCAATGTGAAAAACAAAGAGACTTTCGACTGATGGACGAATCCAACCGCAAAGATGAGAGGCGCGATAGTTTTCTCAGGAAGAAGAAGTTTAAAAAAATACAAGGTTCTTCCAAGTTAA